AATTAAATTCAACGTAGAAATCTGACCCACGACCAAAAAACTTCAGGTTCATTTCCTGTTCAAACTGTTCCACCCAGCGTTTGACAGTGTGCTTAACGAAATGCAAATCCTGCTGTTCGGTATTACTGAACGTGCCGTGGGTCAGGTCTTGCAAGAATACAGGTGGCAACGAATAGATGCGGGCGATCTGTTCAATGCTAAACCGCTGCAATTCCAGAAGCTGCATATTCTCAGGGGATAGGCCGATGGTCTTTAGTTCATGGCCCAACGGCAAAGCCATAATCGGTCGGCCTTCCTTAGCCAGCTTCAAAGTCGTTGCAGCCACATCTTCGGATGCGCGATTAGCTGCCGCGCCAGATGCAAACGGCCCTTGCAGGACGGCAGGGGGGATGCCACCAGATTGGAACGCCTTCGATCCGTAGCGGCTGGCAGCGATAGCCATGCCGATGGCATCTTTGTTTTGCGAGATTGGCCCACGCGAATCCGTCAGGTTTGCTTTAAGCATAAATGGCAGATCAAGGATTTCGGTGGATTCATAAACCCGCGAACTGGCGCGATAGATTTTGCGCCCATCGATCAGACGTTCAACCCGCACCTTTGTGGGATCAAGCGGATACAGATTTACAATCTCGCCAAGGTTGTTGCGCTCAATGTAAGTAACAGCCCGACCGCCAGTTAGCGTCTGTTCAAACGAATATTTCCGCCATTCAAAGCTGGACATATCCTCGTTGATGGCATCGTGCAGGATTGTTGATAGGCCAATATCAGCCTTTTCACGCCCACCATCAGCAGCTTTGCGATAGACTTGCAGTGGTAAACCAGCGATTGTGCCAGCAATAAAGTTAACTGCAGCCCAAACAGCAGGGACACCAAGTGCTGTATCCACATTTACAGTTACTCCAGACGATGCGTAAAGGTCGCCCCAGCCCATAATTTGCAAGAAATCATTGGCAGAAACAGGTGCTGTCGGGTTTTCCAGATTGCGCTTTTCCGTCTTACGGAAACGATCAAAGAGTGCCATCTGTTCCAATCCATGCTGGATGTTTGAGAAAACATATCACATCAACCGCCAAGTGTAAACGTGGGGTCATCCCAAGGCGATGATGGTGGCTTTGTTGCTTCGCCAACCATAGCAGCGCCGATAGCCATTGTTGCCGCCAAGGCCATGTCAATGCGGCCCGTTGCCCGCTGCTTTTCAAAACGGCGAAGGCCAGCAGGGCTAGTCCAAAAGCAAGCAGACGCAACCGCCGATCTAAGGGCTGGGTTGACCTCAATACGAATGCGCTTTTCCAAAATCAAATCCTCAAACTGATTGACGGATTGCGGCATCCAAAGTGGTGTGTCCTTGCGCTGGTTAGTTCCCTGCGGATGTTCCATCAAAGGCAACACGCCGCCAATTTCATCCAGTGCATTTTCAAAAGTTTTGATTAGCCAGCGGTCATATGACACGGCCTGAACGTCAAACTTTGCCGCAGCGTCAACGATGTCATAAGCCAAATGGTCATAGCGAATGACTTTGCCAGGTGGTGCAATCAACCAACCATCGCGCACCCACACAGAATAGGGTGCTTTGTCCATCATCTCGCGCTGATCTACTGTGTCGGCTGGCGTATAGCCCCGCGCAAACAATGCAAACTTCGGTCGTCCATCTTCTGTTTGCCCATCTGGGAAAACATAAGCCACACCCGTGATGTCCTTGGTTGCAGATAGGTCCAAGCCTATAAAACACGGCTTTTCAGCGAAATCATCCAGCGTCATAGACGGATCTTCGCAATCTTCCCATGCTTTTCGGCTGATCCAAGCTGCATCGGCATCGGTCCAGACGCAAAAGTGCAGCCTCAGAATGCTGTTCATCTTGCCCGGGATAGCTTTTGCCTGATCGACCACGCCCTGCAAATAGCTTTCTTTCAGGATTACGCCCAACAATGGGTTCACTTTTGACCAGCAAGACGGGTCATTTAGTGGATCATCGCCCTCGTCCAAAGCGCAGACATAAGCAAATGTGGTGTCATCCTGCACATCACCAGCTGCGACAGCGCAAGCGTGTTCATGTTCTTCCCAACAAACGCTGTTTCTATCTGATCCGCTGTTGGTAATCATCAACATCAACGGCTGGTTGCGGAATTTAAAACCGCGCTCCAGCATTTCCATAATGCCGCGATCTGGATGCTCATGCACCTCGTCGCACAAAGCAAAGTGCGGGCGTGGGCCAGATCCACTCTTGCCACTGTCACGGCTAATCGGGCGAAAGAATGATCCAGTGCTGATGTAGGCAAGGTTCCAGACAGGGTTGACCCCAGAAGGCGTTATGCGCTTTTCCAACGCCGGAGATTGGCGCACCATCTTCACGGCATCCTGAAACAAGATCATCGCCTGATCTTTTTTTGCAGCCGCAGCGTAAATCTGAGCCCCAGCTTCGCCGTCAGCCATCAAACCATATAGGCCGATGCCACCAGCAAGAGGTGATTTGCCATTGCCCTTGCCCATCTCAATGTAGCAACGTCGGAACCTCCGAAAGCCATCTGGCTTTTTCCAACCAAAGATTGATCCAACGATGAATGCTTGGCTGATGTGCAGATGAAACGGCACACCTTCGAACTGACCTTCGCTAAGTTTCAGCGCATTATGAAAAAAACCGATGGCGCGATCAGCTGCGGTTTCGTCAAAATAAATGTCGGTGCGCTTGAGATCAGTCAGATGTCTACGGCATTGGTTGCGAACGTGCGGACCAGCAGAAATTTCACCAGCCATAACCTGTTCCGCATACTGATGGACAATGTGGGTCATGTGAAATACTGCGCTGTCGGGTCGTTGTCCTGCGCTTTGTCTGCTTCGATGCCAAGGCGAACACGGCTGGAAGGTGTTAGGCCATATTCTGCCGCATACTTCATGGCGTCTCTCATGGCTGTGTTTGCTGTCCCGACCATCGGATTTTGCACAACATTTCCGTTTGTAGTTTGCATGATCAACCCACCACTTGCAGGGTTTTTCTTTGCCATTAGTTGAATTGCTTCTTCTGCCTTGCGCCAACGACCATAGGCCTGACAATACATTGCTAACCCACGCCCATCTATTTCAGTCAAGATGCCGCATCGAAACAAAGCACCACAAATATGGTTCCATTCTTCCATTGCATACTCGTCAAGATGATCTGGCGGCTGCGGAATGTCAGGCATAACCATTACAGGTTTAGGTTCGTTCCGCGCACGATTGCGCGAACGATTTTGATCAGTGATTAACTTGATTGCGGTTGGCTTTGGTTTTCTGCCTCTAGTCATGGTTTTTGTCTTTACTTTTTTTGTGGTTAATTTTACACATATTCTTGTAACAATAATATGGAGACAAAAAATGACCGCATATGAACAAATGTGCTTTGACGCTGCTGTTGTGTTTGCCGCCGTGCGTGGCGCAAAACCTAATACACGCATTCGTCAAGAATTTGCAAATTTTGCTGACGCGCAAAGTTATGCTGCTACATTTGGCGACAAGAAAACCATGATCTATGCAATCACCGCGCAAGGCAATAACGCCCACATCTGCAACGCATAAAGGAGAACAACAATGCGTATCAGCAAAACAATGCTGCAAAAGAAAATCGACATCATCAACGAAATGACAAACAGCCCTATGGAATACGCAACCAAAACTGATCAAGGTTTTCGTTGCAATGTGGGTCACTTCCATCTGTCGCAAGCGTATGGCGGCTATTGTTTGCAGCGCACTGTAGGCGAAGGTGGTGGGTGTCAAACACCTATCGGCCTTGGACACATAACAGGCAAAGAAATCTGTCATCAACTGGATGGTTTTATTGCTGCTTTGCGATTTAAAAAATAACATTGCATCAATCAAGGTCGCACTTTTGTGCGGCCTTTTTCCCAATAAATTTAAACGAAAAAGTTTTTGTTGCTTGTCGCATTCCACCTTTTCTCATCATGTTTCCGCCGGGATTATATTGAGCATCATGAGTATTGTTTGATACACTTTTTAAAACCCAATTTTTGTTTTTAATCATGGATTGATAAACTGGAATGCTGCTGAATTTAGCTTGAACATCAAAACCTCTATCCACCATTATTTGTGAGGTCAAATCAATTACTTTAATGCCGAGACCAAACCCAACATAATCAGGATGAACAACAGTTCTGTTGCTGTGCATTATTCTTTTGGTTCCTTTTCGATGTGGAACGTAATTTGCAAAACATTGAAAGCCAATTTGCTTTCCATCAAGATATATTCCGAATGTTTCTATGTGACCTCCCGGTAAATTTTTGCTTAAATAGTGATATTTGCTAAAATTTTTCCACGTATTTCTGTCGCATTCAGCAATGACAAATTCAAATTTTTCTTGTCTGACTGAGCTTCGCCAAAGACACCTCCGGTTTGTATATTTTGCTGCATTACAATCAATAATCCAATCTGGATTTAACCATTCTGCAACATCATAGTGACAAGAAATTAACGTTATTTTCTTGTTGAATTTTCTAGCAAACTTTTGAACACAATGCGCCATAACTTTTGCAACATTTCTGTCAACAACCGATGTAAATTCATCTATGACAACAAATGGTCGCAAAGAACACATTTGAAGTGCAGCTTCCGCTCTTGCTTTTTGGCCGTTTGATAAAGCACCAGCTGGTTTGACCCAACACGCAACTTGTGACAAACCAATTCCAGTTAAAGCGGCTGCACATTCGTCATAACTCATAGATGACATAAATTGTTCAATAACTGGTTTTTTTAAATCAAGCAATGTATCAAAACACGCAGGACCAAAAATTTCTGTGGCCAAAGTTGTTTTTCCCGACCCAGATGCGCCAATTATTAAACCAACATTAAAATCACTTGTTACATCTGCAGAAATTTCCATGTGATGAGTCAATTTTTCATCAATGTTCAAATCAACAGATTGCGCCGCTTTGACACTACGAAAGCCATTTGGCGGTGGTGATTGAAGATTTACTACAAAAGTTTGCATTCTATGCCCTCATTTTGTGCGCGTTCATACCATTCTTGCAATAAAAATTCCGTTTCAAACGTCAACAACATTTGATTTTCTGGAACTTCTACATTTTTTGTTGCTTCTTCTTTTTCTTCCGCATCAACATCAAACAAATCAGCCAATTCACCCAAATCAAAACCTGTCAATTCAAGATCAAAACCCATGTCATCAAGGTTTTTCATTTCGATTGCCAACATGGCGTTATCCCAGCCAGCATTTATAGCCAACTTGTTATCCGCAATAACGTAGGCTTTTTTCTGAGCATCAGTCCAACCAGTGGCTGTCATGGTTGGTACTTCTTCTAAACCTAGTTTCTGCGCAGCCAGCAAACGCCCATGCCCAGCGATGATTTGCCCATCCGTGTCAACCAAGATGGGCGTGGTAAACCCCCATTCTTTGATGGACGCTGCGATCTGGTCAATCTGTTCTTTGCTGTGCGTTCTGCTGTTGCGAGCGTAAGGCACAAGCGCAGACACCTTGCGGCGCATCACGTTATCAGCGGGCCATTGGTTTTTTGTCATGTTTTGCTCCAGTTTTATCAACTGAAACCACTTTTGACCCCCGATGTCAATTTAGGCTTTGTCAAAAGAACGATTTGTGTGCAGGTTTGGGTGTTTTGCCTATAGGGATCGCATATACCCCCCCCCTATGGATAGCTTTCTGCCTCTAGGAAAATGATCTCCATATCGACGCTTACAGCACCTGTGCCGCTTGTCACCTTGGCAAGAACACCAATGTCGGTCAGTTCTGGCATTACCAATGGCATATCAAAAGTAATCTCAAAGTTTGAATCCATGCCGATAACTTCCTGTACCTTCACGATTGGCTTGTATGGCGCTGTTGTCTGCAAAACGCCTTCACGCTTTAGGAGCAACACATCGGTTGTCTTGTTGGCTTGTATTTCAGGATTGATCTGGATTGATGTAATCAGCCCAACGTGGTTGCGTGGAACAGTGATTGATCCAATGCCTGAAGTGCCGCTTGGGAAACCATTTAACTGAATCTGCGCCCAGTCTTCTGTACCTGCCGCGTTCTGTATGGTGATGTTGCCAAGGTGTGACCCGGCTGTCGCTGTGCCATATGTTCCGCTCTCATAGACCTCGACCAGATATAGGCGAATGAATGTCACAGCGGTTGCTGATGATGCTGACGCGCCATTGGTTGCTAAGACGGCGGTAATCTCATCCCCATTGGCATTCATGCCCCATAACTTCACAGATCGCGCACCAGCGCCACTGGCTGTATCACCAGCGTTGCCACCCGCCTTAATGCGAAGTGCTGTCGCAGCGGCTGGCTGTGGCGTCCTGTATAGGCCTGTGTCTGACACAGGTGTATACGTTGTATTTAGCAAGACATTGCGCCCAAACTGGTGATGCACATGGGCTTGGTTCATGTTGCCGATCGCAAGGTGATGCGACCACGGCAAACTGTTTTTCTGGCGAATTTCCATTAGCGGTTGCCCCTGTGTCGCGGGTCAACGGGCCAGCCGTCATCCCCTATGGATAGATCAAACCCGTGGTATTCAGCCTGTTGGATGTCGCCTGAGTGGCAGGCCCAGCATACCGCTTGGAGATTGTTATAGTCGAAAAACAAATCCAAGTCACCCTTATGTGCAATGATATGGTGAACAACTGCCGATTTAGCATCTGTCCTGCCACGCTTTAGAAGCGCACCACATTGCTTGTGCTGGCATCTGTAGCCATCCCTTAGCAGCACACGGCGGCGAAGTTGTTGCCACTGCTTCGTTTGGTATAGCTTGCGATACTCAGTGGCTTCGGGTGTACGCCACCTGTCCAGCACTTTGCTCAATCATTATCTCCATCACAATGCCAAGCGACACGACCATATCCAAGATGCTGACGCCTTCGTCATGTATATCAGCAAAAAAAAGCAGGATGTCATTGGCAACCTCATGTGCCACTTTCTGATCGACCTTACTCATATCTACTTCAATTTCTGGCATATTCAGGATTGTAGTTCATTTTGTTCAGCAATGGTATCAAGAATTGATAGCGCAAATTTAGACGTTGGATCAAACCACCATAGCGGCTTTTGGCTGCTGTCTTTGTTATCTGAGTTCCTGATGATGCTATGGACGCCTGTAGGTTCATTACGCACCCGTGCAATGGCCCCGATGCAGGCGTTTTTGGTCATGCCAACTATGTCGCCAGCTTGCTTGTGACTTAGGCCCATGTTCTCGACAAGGTGCAGCGCCATCAGAATTTGCTCGTCGCGTTGGCGGTCTAGCGTTCCATACATTGGATTTCCCCTGCTAGTGCTAGATATCCAGCGGCATCGATGTACGAATCGATGTGATCTGGGTTGCCTTTGATGCGGGCGATCTTGAACAGCGTCATCATCATGGCAACGTCAAAATCGTTGAAGGTCGGGGTTTCTCGCCCTACCATCCACCAGCCCCACAAATCGCCAATGTTTGAGAACGTGTCTTCCGCATTTCCGTGCGTGGCGGCTCGGTCCTTTGTGATGTATTGGGTCGCGGTGCTTAAAATCTGTTCGCGGTTCATTTTTTCCTCTCTGGGCAGTCACGCCCTTCGTTGCAGTTGTGGTTACAGGGTGGGCAAATCTTACGCTCCAGTGATTTCTTATGCAGGTCTGTAAAGCTATTGTATAGACGCGCCCCTGTTTTCTCGCGGCTTAACTGATACTGCAAATACTGGCCCATGCGGTCGAACAGGATTGCTCGCCTTAGATATGTCAGATCAACGTGCAGTTCGCGTGCCGCCTGCTTTACGTTTGCAAACGTCTTGCCGTAGATCACGACCTTCTGCCCTGCCCCGGTGAAGTCTTTATCACCGTCAGCCGTTTCCCACGGCGCGGCAGGCATCGTTACAAATTGCGGAATTGATGGACCTGATACTACAGAGTTGCGATCCACAACGGCTATTGTTCTCGTGCGCATGTTCATCCACACATTTCTTTGTTTTGCTTGTAACGGTTGATAGCTTGCTCCAAACGCGCTTTTGCAACCGCAGAGTTGGTTGCGATAGCATAGCGCACGAAGGATCGATTAAAACCAAGCGCTTTGCTTGCTGCTCCAAGCGATGGAAAGTTTAGCCCATCAAGATTGATCGGCTGGCGCTGCGTGTTTCCCAGTCCCACGGCGTCCATGTTGCCACGCTTCAAGGCGCTATAGATTGCGTCCATTGCTATGCCAAGAGTTTCTGAGGCATTGCGCACGCTTGGGTATGTAATGCCGCGAATTTCGATTATCATCCTTTCCCCTCCAGTTCACGCACTGCACGAATGTGTTTCACCATCTCAATTTCAGTGACAGCATTGCAGCTTGCCGTGATGTGCGCAGCCCTGATCCTAATTTCTTCGACGCTGCATAGTGCGCGATCCTCAATGGCATTAATCATAAGATCAAAAACCTCGTAGTATGACAGTTGCATTGCCAGCTTTGTGGCAAGCTGTTGCACATACCCCTCTGCCCGTTTGCGCTGCTCGGCGATGTGGTCAATGCGCGCTTGTCCTCTGAGGCTTTTCATTCTTTTCCCTCCAGTTCAGCCAGCACGGCTTGGGCATCAGTCAATGCGCGCGTGATGCAGATGTTGGCTTCTGGCACAGTGGTAGCCTCAATAAGAAACCGCAGCGCCTCCACAGCTTTGGCGAGTTTGGCTCGGTTTTCTTGGTTCTTTACTGACATCTCACGGGTTGCTTTTGCCCAGAAACGCCAAAGATTTCCCCCAGAACAAAGGCCCTCATTTTCAGCCTCAGAGATAGCTGCGGCCATTTCAGCGTTCTCACGCTCCAACTGTTCGATGCGTTTGACGTCTGCACGGGTGTTCCATGCTGCGATGGCTTCGGTTAGATGTACAGGGCCATCTGCCCCGCATTCACCGCAAAAAACATAACTTCCAATCGTATTGACTGGTAGTGGAACTACCCCACAAAACGGGCATGGTTTCAGATCGTCACTCATTCTTTCCCCTCCAGTTCATAAGTCTGCTCAAAAATCTCTGGCTTGCAGGGGTAAAACTCCCCAGCGACACCCTTGATTATCCAGTCACCGACCCGCGCCAAATGGTTGCCTTCGAGTGTTGGGATGGTGATACCTTCAGGCCCCCACGAAGCGCTCGTTCCTTGTAGAAATTCAGTCAGTTCTAAGGTTGGGGCGGTATAGGGGCCATACTGAATGGCGTCGATTACAACTGGCTTTTTGCGATATTTCATTTCTGTTTCTCCGTCTCCCACAGGGTTTTGATTTTTGCTTTGAGTGCATTGCGCCGACTCTCCGGCCAAGTCGCAATGAAGTCCCGTCTTGCCTCAACTGTCCTTAGTTCCATTGCATATCGCGCAGCGCTGTCTAGCAGTTCCTCGTTGCAGGCTGCGCTGTAGGCTTCCTTGCTGTCTCTGCTCGGCAAGTAGACCTCGCCCATCCTCACTGGATCACCCACTTGCCAAACCCTCACGGTTTCAAAGGTTTGCGGGCGATGTAGGCAAACTTACCATCGCCCAACTTGCGCTGGTAAAGGATGCACTTGCCTTGATTGTAGAGTTCCATCGCATCGGCCTTGTGCTTGCCTGCGGCGTATTCACCTATGTGATATACCACCTCGTCGCCGCGCTTCATTGAGTCCAGCATGGTGTGCAGGACACCGCGCTGGTCTTTAACAATGTTATATTCCATGCGCTCGCTCAAAATGGGATCTCATCATCCAGATCGGCGCGGCTGCTAGTCTGCGGTTCTTGTTCGTTGCGTTCCTTCGTGCCGCCCATAAACGTCAGGTCTTGCACCGATAGCGTCAGACGGCCTTTGCCTTCGTAGACATCCACGCCGGGGCGACCAGACACCACCAGCTTTGTGCCTTTGACGATGTGGCTGCTTAGGCTGTCAGCCCGCTTGCCCCAGATGCTGCATTGCACCCAAGTGCTGTCGCGCTTCTGGCCGTTCTTGTCTTTGCCGTTGTCGATGGCGATTGAGAAGCCCAGCACTGGGTCACCGCCCTGCGTGGTTCGCAACTGGGCGTCTTTGCCTACGTTGCCCGCGATTGTCATGGTTAGCATTTTGTCATTCCCTTGTTAATGATGGCCCCGCAAGGCTGGTTTTTCTAATTGCGTTAAAAGTCCACTACTTCGCAGCCAATGTTGCGAAGCATGTTCAGCAGCATTTCGGCCTTTGCCTTTGCATTTTCTGGCACCGAAATCAAAAACATGGATGCCTGCTCACCCGGCAGAACCGCTTTGACTGCAAGAAATGATGGCTGATCGTTTGCAATACGCAGCAAGTATTCTTGAGCGCGACGTTCAGAGCCACCGCCAGGTATGTTATCTCCGCGCACCCATTTAATTGATGTGCCACCTCCTGCCGATCCGATTGCTTGGTCCATTTGTTGACATGTAAAAACAATCTTTGACAGTGCAAAAATGTTTGGAAAGCGGTTTTTGAGCGTATCAAAAACCACGTGATGCTGCTGATACAGGGTCAGATTTTTTTCAGTCGTGTTTTCCATTTTCTCTCTCCTTTGATGATAGCGCCAGCCCCGCAGGGCTGGTCATTGATGTTTATGAAAGCATATCTGCCATGCGGCTAGTCAGGCAGATCAGGCGCGGGGTTGCGCGGCTGTAAGGTGCGCCGCTCAAATCATAGGCGCGTTGCCATGCCATGCGGTAAGCTTCGAAGCGACGCGGCTTTGACCAACCGTTTTCGTCTGCCCAGCTGGTCGCGGCCTGCACCAAGCGCCAGCAATCTAATACGTTCTCTCCCATTTCTTTTTTCCTTTCGCGTTGCGGTGTTCTTGTAGACACCTTACAACATCCACAAACGCTGGCAACATATTTCTTGCATTTGGCGCAACTATTTTCATTCCATCCGCTTCACGCCAAAGCCAACGTCCCGCATGATTTCCGCAGCCCGGTCTGCTGTCAGCCGTTCGCGCACTTCTGGCTTATGCTCTGCGCCGCGCTGCATCATCTCCAGCACCTTAGACGCTGATGCTACGCCGTCCATCTCAACCCTACACCTAGCCACGATGTCACCCTCTAGCGGGCGTTTCCGGCGGTCTGTGTTGGCATCTGACTTCCACCAGCGCACAGCGCGTTCAATTGCCCACTGAGGGAAATCCTTTAGAGAGTAAAACCAATCCTGCGCTTCCATCTTCTTGACGACCTCTGGGGTGTTTTTATCATAGTATGGGTTGAGCAGCGCAGAGACCCTAACTAAGATCCAAACCCCATCCGCTGGCGTCATTAACGTCTTCTGGATTCTCAGCACGGTATTTTTCTCGGGCAACGATGTCGGCAGCCACTGAGGCGAACGCCGCAGCCATGCCAGACCCCGGTCTATTTGTTCCTCGCTGAGTGTTTCCAAATTTCCGCGCATTGCCGAGCCAGGTGCGCC